TCTTCCAAAAGCATCTACAGAGCTAAATGAGTTACCTGCAGAACTTCTTACAATAGAAGAACCTGTAGCAAGCTTAGCGTTTCTACCCCATTCTGCAAGCTTAAACAACCTACTTCTTGTTAATTCTTTATTTGAAGTTATGTCTTTTAATATTTCAACAAGACTAACATCTCCGGCAAACATATCTTCAAAAACTTTCCAATCAGTTATTTCTTTTGCTTTTAAATCTCGAATTACTCTACCAGTTCTACCAAACTGACTTGCAATTTCTTGATATGCTAGCGCAGCTTTTTCTATTAACGGCCTATAATCAGTATTATTTGTTTTTGCAAAATCAGTTAATAGCGTAGAAAGCATGTTGACTAAACTTGCTGTTTTTGCAGGTAAATTATTTAAAGTTATTTCACTTTTATGAAAAACCTCATGTATCATTTCACCCATTATTTTTTGACTATTTGCATCTCTTTCAATCGCTTTTAATGTTGTTGTGCCTTGAGCCTTAGATACTTTTTCTCCGCCTATTTTTTTTACAATTTCATTTAAAATATCTACTTGAGCTATATTATAATTACTAGGTTTGTCACCGCCTAAAATATCAACTCGCATATTACCAATATATTCATCTGGCTTTCTATACTTAGTTCTAGTTCCTTTAACCGGGTCTTTTCTAGAAGAGTATTCAGAGTCTATTTCATTTGCTAGTTTTTTAGCATTTTCAAACAATGCTTCATCTGCAAGCCTTTTGTAATTTTTATTAGCGTATTTAATAAAATCTTTTGAAGCGCCAATTTCTCTTAAATAATTAATTAAGTTCTTTTTTGTTATTTTAAGACCTGTCTTACCATTCTCCCATAATTGCCGTATATCTGCTGATATTTCTGCATCTCTTTGTTTTTGTTTTTTAGACTTTTTAGCATTTCCGCCTATTTGACCGCTTGTAGTTTTTTTACCAATATTGCTTGTAATTCTAGCCACTAACTGCTTAGATGTCATTATTTGTCTAATATTATTTTGAGACTTAGCAATAGTATTATTAATTGAGTCTATAGAATTTTTAAGCAATTCAACTCTAGGAGACTGTACGCCAGTTTCTAATGTTTGTTTTTCTAGTTTAGAAACTTCATTAATCGTTTTTTCTAAATTTCTTCCAAGTTCTCCTATTTCAGCTTCGTATTTTTCTAACAATACTTCTCTATTTTGTATTCTTCTTTTTCCTGTTCTAGGGTCTCTCATTGAAGTCACTCGTTCTGGTGCGGGTTCTGGCCCTATTTTTTTCTGACCATATTTTGCTCCAATAATTTCTTTAGGCGCGTCTTTTTGAACTTTTAGTATTCTAACTAAATAATCACCCTTAGTTGTTTTTGCGTATGTAGCAATTACATTTTCACCTACATATTCTGGTAGTTTAGAAGCTACATATTCTTTTATCCCATCTAAACTTTTATATCTTCGCGTAGGCTCTCCTTTTATAGCTTCAAAACCATCTCCTATTTTAAAGTCAGAAGATTTAGTAATTTTTTGTTCTTGCAATACTCCTTGTTTTTTTTGTGATTTTTTTTGGAATTGTTTTTTTATTGATTCTTGTAAAGTTTTTTTAGCTTTTTCTTTTTTTACTTTTTCAGTTATTTTTTTAACTTTTTTTTCTACTTTTTTTAATTTTTTTGCAACGCTATTTTTTTTATCTAACACAACATCTGGAACATCTCTATCTAAATTAACTTCTGTGCTAGTTTGTTTTTCTGCTTTTTCTAAGATTTGTTCTACTTTTTTTGGTTCAATTAAATCAAGCTCTAACTGTTCCCCTACCGCTTGCTTTGCTTTTTCATTTAACTCTGGATTCTTTTTTAAAGCATCTGATGCTTTTTGGCCTTCTTTTGAAAGAGGTTTACTAGGAGTTTCACCATTAGCATCTTTGACTACATCTCTAAATTCTGCATTTTTTTCAGCTATTTTTCTTGTTTTAACACCAAGATTAGTTAATCCATGAGCTGACATAAAAGTATATACTCCGCCGGTATCATATATATGCTTTTGAGCTTTTTTTCTCATACTTGCAAGTTCTTCTTTAGAAATATCTAAACCAACAAGACCGGCAATAGGGTTAGTAACATCATATATACCAGATGCCATTATTAGTTTATTAAATTCTTCTGGAAAAAAAGATATTAACCCATAAAGAGTTTCTTCTGGATTTGCTGCTAACTGAGTAGGTATATCAATAGCTAATCCGGGTACTTCTGCTATATGACTTAAAACATTTACCCCGAACTGAGCAATAGGTTTTAAATCTTTAAAAGGCATAGTTTCCCAATTAGGGCTTTCTAATGCAAGATACGATTCTGTTGCTTTTTTTAATGTTCCTGCAATATCAGTTCCTCCTAGTTTAAATGTAGGATACATTGCTTGTTCTTCATCACTTACAAAATCAGTAGAGCTTGGCTGTGCTGTTTCCATTTGTGGAAATCTTTGTTGTGTTTGACTTATTATGCCTTGACTTTGATTTTGTATAGCTGAAGATATTTCTTCATTCCCTTCTGACTGCGGTGTATAATTAACATTAATAGCATCTTGTTTACCACCAGACTCTGCTAGCATAACTTGTTTTGCAGTTTGCGGGTCATCAAACGATTCGTTTATTAATTGAACAGCTTCTGGAGAAACTCCATATTGATTTACTATTTCTTCGTCTGTAATACCATCAAATTCTTTATGTTTTTGTTTATTGTATGCTACCCAGTTATTCCATCCCCTTGGGTCGTTTTTAGCTATATAAGCAGCCATTTCAATATTCTCTTCAATGCTTTGGTCTGCTATGCTTTTATTAAAAAGCTGATTAGAAGTATCTGACCAATATTTGTCATTAATTTGAAATAGTCCGTAATCAGAGCTACTGATTTTTTGATTAGATTCATAATTAGGACTTGCTATGCTAGCTAATGTATCTAAGCTAGAACCGGGATTATTTAATTCATTATGTAAAATATCATTAGGGCCTTCAGTTGTACTTAAAGATATAAGGTTTTCTTCTAATGGAGCTTTAATGTTTTCTTGTGTGGGGCTTTCTATTTCTGGAGCAAAATCTTTATTTAACTCATTATAAAACATTGTTGAATCACCAAATTGGTCATTGTTTAAATACTGTCTTAGTAATTCTGCTTGATTAGGGTTTTTTATTTCTTCTGAAAATTGTTCTAAATCACCAAATTGCGTTGGATTAGAATCATTTTCTTGAAGATAATTAAATAATTTTTCTACTTGAGACATAATTATTTATCCTTATTTCCAAAAACTTCCAGATTTTTTAGGAATATTATTACCCACATCTAAATCTTCTAATTTTTGGTCTTTTATATCATCTGCTTCAAGCATTTGAATAGGAGCATTTCTCAACTTATTATATTGATTTTGTAAATTTTGATTTTCTGCACCTAAAAAATATTCATATGTAGGGATTCCTGCATTTCCTTTTGGTAAATATTTTCTTGTATTCCCAAGAACTTTATTGTAATAATCTAACTCATCTTGAAGGTTATCAGACCATTTTGCAGGTAATAATCCTTGATTAATATATATTGCGTCTTTTGGGCTTAATCTACCTTCTTTTAATCTTTTTAGACTTTTTACTCTATCTCTAGAAAAAGACCTAGTTTCTTTTATTAAGTCACCTGATTTATCATCTGGTGTTCTTTGATATTTTGCTCCTACATTTTCAAAACCAGAAGGCAATCCTTTAGTGGGTTTATTTGTACCTGTGTACATACCTTTTACAGATACTCCTGTTGGAATACCTTCTTCATCAACTTGAGGAAAATCTTCAAACTTAGGTTCTTTTTTTGGGCCTTCAAAAACAGTTTCAGTAGAGCCATCTTGTTTTATTTTAACAATATTACCACCTACAGTTTGATATTTAGGCGTGCTAGCTTTTTCAGCAGCTTTGTAATACTTTTCTCGTTCGCTTGACTTTTGGTCTAAATACGTACTTAAAAGGTCTGTAAGTATGTTTGCGTTAAATGTCGGTTCTCTATATGCCATGATTAATACCTCCCCCTTTCAATTCTTAATTGGTTTAATAAATCATCAAGAGTGTTTAATTCTGTTTGTTCTTTTCTTCCTAGATTAATTTCATCAAGGGTAGCTTGTAGTCCAAACATTTCATCATTTCGTGCTTTCTGTCTATTCATCATATCTTTTTTTCTTTCAGAAGCAATGTCTGTAACTGTCGCTAAATTTGTTCTAGCAACTTTACTTTCTGATTCACTTTTAATATTGTATGAGGAGTTTAAAAATTTATCTAACTCTGATAATCTTTTATTCTCTCTAATATTTTTATTTATGCCACCTATTTCAGAATAGAATTGGCTTATTTGAGGTCTTCTTTGCTCAATAGTTTGAGTCATATCATCAATTTTAGCTTTATTACTTTTAGCTTGTTTAGAACCTTGAGTTTCTCCAAGTATCCCCCATTTTCCTGATGCCGGATGCCATTTAGTTCCCATAATAATATTCCTTAATTATTTCTAGTAGTTCCCTTAAGTAAACTACTTATTCCCTTTAAAATTGTACCCGGCACAGCGCCAAAACCTGTTAATTGCAATCCGGTTCCTACTGTATCTAAGGCTGTAGTAGGCGTAAATCCTTTTGTACTTAAATCTTTTAAAGCGCTTACTGCTCCTAATGCTGTACCTGCTGTTCCTAGTGCGCTAGAAGCTGTGCTAGATGTTGTGCTAGTGTTTCCTAGTCTTTCGCTTGCAGCAGACATAGCTTCGTCAATTTGAGCTTGAGAAGCTGTGCTAGCATTTAGTTTGTTTACCCCCTCAGGCAAAACTCCTTGAGCTTCAAACATCTGACTATTAGTTGGGCTAGTTAATAAATTATTTTGTAAATCCATTTTTTGTTGTAAAATAGTTTGAGGCGGTTTTACACCTTGCATTATTTCTTCTAACGTAGGTTTAGATTTTGCTATTGGAATATATTCAGCGTCTTTATAATCAGCGAACTCTAAAGCTTCTAACGGTTGGTCTCTCACTATTCCTTCTTGCATAGTGCTTACAGGGGCTATTTGCATTTTTTCATTAAACTCTTTTTTTGTTTCCATAGGATTACCTTGAAATCTGTATTTATCAAAACCGAGAGTCTCTTTTAATGTTATAGGTTTTCTTGTTTTATCAACGACGTTTTTTACCCCTTGTCTCATGTATTCTGCTGATAGCTTATCGTTTAATAAAAAATCTTTAAAAGAAAGGTCTGGTCTTGCTCTTTTTGCAAGTAAAAAATCTTTTCTAGTTTTTAGAGCTTTTAAGCCTGTTTCCCCTGCGCTACTAATGTTTTTAAGATTTTGCTTATCAGTTTGTTGAGCTTGTTGTAAATCGCTTCTTATTTCTTGAATTAATCTTTGGACTTCCTGAGAGCTACGTCTGGAGTCTCCTTCTAATCCTATTATTTCTTCTATTGTTGCCATAATTATGCCCTATCTAATACTTTTTTATATAATATTGAACCTTTGCGATGATATTCTACCAGACCTTCAGATGTTTCTCTAATTACAGGGACTCCTTCAGTAAGTTCTGATGCAACAGGTATTCCTTTTTTTATTTGCAATCTTTCTTGCTTTTTATGTAAAGAAATTCTTTCTTGTCTAGTCATGCTCATTATTTAACTGTTTTAATTCTATATATTATTGATATATCATTTATAGCAAATGAGCTTAATACTGTTCCACTCATATGCAGTTGAAAGCTGTAAATATTATTTGCTTCAGATGTTGTCGCAGGTTTTAATTCAGCATGATACCAGTAAGTGTCGTCTGCGTTAGTATCTTCTAATGGAGTTGTGTCTGCACTTCCTGTTGGCTTACCTAAAGATGTTCCTTCAAAATTATAAAAAGTATTATTGTCTCCATTTACAGAATACTGAAAAGTTAAAGTATCAGCATCGCCTTTATATGAAATTCTTACTTTATAAATTCTTTTTCTTACTGCGGGAGCGTTAAAATCAATATCTTTTGTTTTTATAATTGCGGTTATAGAAGCAGTTGGCGTATCAGTCCAGTACATTAATTCGCTACTTTCAGTTCCAGCAGACCAAACAAGCCTACCTTTATAATCGTTTACAAAATTTGAAACAGGCAAACTACTACCCGATTCTTCATCGGTGTCTATTTTATTAAGTCCATATGTCCAACTTTTTGTTGTCATATCATATAAGTATATAGAATTATCATGTTGCTCACCTTTTGGGTCTGCCATAATAATTAATTGGCGTTTATTTGGTAAGTAACCAATAGAAGGATTATCATTATCATAGTTAAACCAACCATTTGAACTGTCTAAATCTCTTATATGCACATCAAACCTAGAAAAACCTTCATGTTCTAATAAGTTCCTTACTTCCTTACCATCATATAAGTAACAGCCTAAATCATTTACCCAAGCTATGCCATAATCTGTTCGGCATACTGCATAAGGATTTTTTACCCCTTTATACATATATGTATCTTCTAAAAATTCTATTTCTTGAGATATGTTTATAATATGTAGTTTATTTTTTTTATACTGCAACAATCTGTCAGCATATGTATCTAAATGAACAATTTCATCTCCATCTTGAACGCTTACTTCTACTTTTCTATTTAAAGGAAAAAGGTCAAATTTATTTGGCAAAGACTTTAACATCATGTCTCCATGATTTTTATAAATGCCATCTTTGTTTGCCATTTTAATATTTCCAATATAAAACTGACGATTTGCAAAAACTCCTGTCGAATAACCTACTCCAACTTGGTCGTCGTTATTCATATTAAAAAGTTCTGTAGGGTCGTTTTTAAAACCATTTCTTGTTTCGTATGTTTCAAATGTTGGTGGTTCAGATATAAAAGTGTCTTGTAAGTGGTATTCTGTTATTGATGTTATTTGAGTCCAAGTTGTTGTAAAGTCTTCTTGGTCAGATTTTCTTAATCCTTTATTTAAATCAATTTCTAACAAATGATACCACGTTTTTGACGTATCTGAATTTTTTCTATAATACATATTAGCGCCTGTTATTCTACCTGTAAAGCTAGTATCCCAAGCATGCCCGGCTGCAATGTCTTGTATAAAAAAACTAAAGTTTTTTTTGGTGGGCTCAGCAATAGAAGTCCTATTGTGTATTAAGCTTTCTTGATTACCATCATAAACCCAAGTAAATCCTAAATCATAACTATCGTAGACTTGAAAAGCTGTACTATCTGACCAAGTTATAGATTCTGTGTGAACAATAGTTTCACTTTCAAAACCTGTAATAATACTTACGCTTGAACCCATTTTTACAGACATGCCTACCATATTAGAACTAAAAACAGCGCTATTAGATATAAGTTTTCTTAAAGCGTTTCCAGAGCTTGCAGAAGTTCCAACTACACCATTAGGATTCCATTTCCCCGATTCTGCAACCATATTGCTGAATCCGTAGTCAGTCGATATTTCTAACTTACCTTCATCTGGACTATAAGAACTGCCCGAACCGGACAAAACAATATTAGTATCTGTAGGAGATAAAAGCTCAGCATCCGTATAAATCCACTTATTACACTTTACACTTGTTGTCCCCCACCTATTTCTTTCGATATACCCATACCATTTTAAAATATTGTATTCACCTTTTTTTCTATCTGATAACCTTATGTTGCCATCGATTAAATTATATTGAGGATATATTGTAGCTCCTTGCTCTCTTGGAAAAGAAAAATTCAATGTATCAGAAGAAGGTTTTTCTTGAACAGCGTAAGTACCTTGATTAAAAGAATATGTAAAAATAACATCTTCAAAAACATTGTTTGCGCCCGGCCCTCTATAATTAAATAAGTAATTATCACCAGTATTTACTGCAATAGGTTCTAATTTTAAATTACTTAAAACTATATTCATTGTACTTCCACTTGCTTGTATAGAAAATTTTCCAGTCCTAGCACTCGAGTGAGAAAGAAAAGTTTTTGTATACGTTCCATTTGCTCTTGTCAAGTTTTGGTCTGTGTTTGCAAATTCTCCGCTTCCTCCTTTTATTTTAAAAACAGGAGTGCCTCCTGACTCTGAGTAGCCGGCTACTGTATATGTTAATTTATAATTAGTCGAATTAAAGCCTCTATCTTGCCTATTGTTAGCTGTTTGATAAATAACACCAACATCGCCTTGAGCAGCATATGTAAAATTCCCGTTATTTTTTGTCCACCCATATAAACCATTGGTAGTAGCTGTCCATATACTACCAGAATTTTGGTTTGTAATTCCGTTTCGCAAAAGACTGTGATGACCTGCCATCGTATAATCATGGCTGAATGCAAAAAGGCCATACCCATAAGAGTTGGTTAAAGAATCTGTTTCAAAGACATAATTTAAAAGCGCACCCCTACCCATTGTTTTGATTTGACCAATATTATTAATTACTATATCTCTTAATTCAACAAATTCATGGTCTTTAATATCTCTTGGGTCTGCGTTATTATTTACACCGCCGTGAAACTGGTCAATTTTATAAACTTGTTTAGCCATCAGAGCCTTGTGCTAGAAAAGGTGCTAGCGCGTCTTGATATTTTTGTTCTAACTCTTGATATTGAGCGCGATGAAGAGCAACAATTTCAGAATCTTCATCTTCATTAAAAAATGATATTTGTCTTTGCTTTAATCTAGCGCAAGCGCCAATGACTACAGCTTGCTCTAACTCATTTGGAAATTTTGGAATAGCACTACTGTCATGTTCTATTGTTGGAGCCTCCATAGTGTAACACCTACTAGGATAATCTGACGTAGGAGCAGGATATACATATACATCATTATCGTTAAATGTCCAATTTGGAGATTTTTCTGTAGCAAAATAAATACTTTCTGGATTTTGTATTTTTCCACCTAAATCTGAATTAATATAAACACAGGATATGTAAAAAGTGTCAGAATTTTTTCTATCTACCATTAAAACTCTAGAATTTTCTAAATCACTAACAACAGGGTTAGATGTTATATTTGACGACTTTGTTGCAAATTGTATAAGAATTTCGGGCGTTATTTTATTAATTATATCACTAGCAGTATCTTGTAAAGCGTCTTGAATTGCTTGCTCATTAGCAGTTGAATTATCACTACCTAAACTAGATGTTGCACCAATAATATCTTCTATTCTAACTTGAAAAGTAGCCATTAGTCATCAGCTCCTGTTAAATTTCCTATTGAACCATTTCTAGTAGTAACAAATGACTGCATTGGATTTGGAATTAAATGAGGCATTGGTTCTTTTGCTCTAGAAGTATCAATATAGTCTTGCTCTATTTTTTTTGCTAAACCTAAATGCCCACTCCCTACTTGAAGATTTCCTCCAAGGTTTAAAAAATGACCTAAAGTTTGATGTATTGCTGAAGGAATTAATTGGTCAGGTAAATCAATCCTACTAACTATGCTTGTTTTTGTTTTCGGTTTAGCATAATAAAACACTTTTAGAGTACTACCACTATCAGGGTTTTTAGTTAAATAAATTTTATGATTGTCTTTTTGCCAAATTCCACCACTTGAATAACTTGAAACTCCAGAAGCAGAACCGCCAACAGAAAAAGAATCAGTAGAAAAATTAGCTCCTACAATAGGTAGTCTTTTTGAATTTAGAAAAGATACGTTTGTTGCTGTTACTACATGTCCTTTTATTTCACTAAAAACAAGATAATCACCTATTGATAGGCTATGTTTAACTGAAGTAACAACACAGGGACTAGACGTTGTTATGTTAGCTATCTCTCCGTGAGACACATCCGTTTTTATATAGTAACCAATCTTAGATATATCATCATCATTTACATTAGATATAATTGCTGACTCATCAACAAAAGGAACGTCTGTTTGTCCTAACTCAACTTTATAGACTTGCCCAGAGTAATCTTCGTTTGTAAAAATGTACTCTTTACCACTTGTGGTAAAAGATTGAGAGTTCTTTTTTCTTACCGACCTCATTGCAATTTCGTTTATTGCTTGGTCAAAATAAATACTTTTTAAATTTTCAGATATTGGAATTTCAACGCCACCAGAAATAACCCCTACATCTATTAGTTCGTATGCTTCTTGATAACGCATTATTTCTTTTTCCTTTTTTTATATTTCTTGCGAACTCTTGATTTTTTAGATATTGTTCTAACTAGCCTACTAGAACCATCTGTAAAGCTTGTCGCTCCTGTGCCGTATGTTGTATTATTCATAACAATGCTTGAGGGTAGTTGCCTACCCCCAAGCGATTAGTTACTGATTAAACAAGCTTAAGTATAGCGTGTGTTTGCTCATTTCTAAGCTCAACACCAACTTCCATTAGCCATTCATCAGTTTGACCATCACGACCATCTTTAACAATGTCCGAACGAAGTTGCATGTCACGACCTACCAATGGACGAACTGAGAAGTTCGCCGGGTCAATCGCTACAGCATAGTCTTCGTAAGCGCCTTTAAGATATGGATGAGCAACAAAATCAAGTTGACCAACTGGCCCAACATAAGAGCGAACTCTTAAGCCAGATGTAGTTGTTTCTCCTGTATCGTAGAATCCAGTATCAGAAGCTCTGGTTGCAGCAGCAAGCTGAACCATCCATTTATTAGATGCAAAAACAGTCTTTTTCATGCCTCCAGAAATCATATCTGAAAATACATGCTCAACTACTCCATCAAGATTATTTAATCCTGCACTATAGTCCCATCGACAACTAGCGTCATCAAATCCATTTAAGGACGAAATAGAACCATTAGAACTTCCAAGACCTAAACCTTGAAATTTTCTTTTTGGATTTTCTGAGCTAGCATCAAGCGAAATAGCGCCATTAGTTAAAATAGACCACTCAATGTCACCTTTGATTTTAGCTAGTTTTCTAGCTTGTAATCTTGACATTTCAGAACCACCATAGTTCTTAGATGCTTTTGCAGTATTTGTGATTGTGTATGGCTCACGAAAAATTTGCGTACAGTTTTTCAACCTACGAACTTTTTTGCGAGTTTCAGCACCAACAGCAGCACCTTCAGCTATTCCACTAATGCCGTTTTCGCGGATAAAATAATCAGCGTCAGCAATGCCAGATAAAGTGACATTACCAAAAACATTAGAACCACTAAAAGCAGTTGCTATAGTATTATCATAGAATAAACCTGCGTTTGCAACATATTCTAAAGTAAGGATACCTGCAGCATCAGCAGTTTTTAAGGTTGTAGCAGAAGCTTCAACATTATAAGCGTCTAAGCTAGCATGAGCATGCGCACCAAGAAACTGAACCATTTTATCACTTGCACTAGCATGGTCTACTTGTTTCCCGACTGCAATACAAATAAGATGCGTAACATCAGCTTCGAGGGCTGCACTACCGCCAGAAGCAGTAGCTTTATAGATTGCACCAACCTCAAACATTTCCATTTGAGCTTGACGGTCAGCTATAAGTATTGACTTTGCGCCATTTGCTCCACCTGTTGCTGTGTCAGCTACATTTGCAGTTTTGAAGTTGAACTTTTCACTTTTTTTAATCATGTACTCGTCTTCCATCCACTCAAAGATAGGGACTGGAGTCAACATTGACTTCATTCCAAACAGAGAGAAAATGGGAGTAACATTAGGGTTGTAGTAATGGATTTTTTCGCCAAGCTCTAAAACTTGTCTTTGAGACGCGTCAGAAAACTGTACAGCTGTTCCACTACCATATGTAGTATTTGCCATGAGGCACTCCTATTATTATGTATTATTATTAAATTCCATAATCCCTTTCCAAAAATCGTCTAAAGCTTTTTCTTCTGGTTCAATAGCACTTGGTGCGCTTCCACTTACGGACGCAGCACTATTTTGCTTGTTTTTTACCTTAGGAACAGTTTCTATATCAACTTTTGGTTGAGAATTATGCCCATTAGATAAAGTTTTCCATATATTAACCAAGTTCTCCTGAGTTACATTATTTGGGTCAGCAATAAATTGTCTATATTCAACAATTTCAGTATCGCTTAATCCTATTTTTTGCAACTCTATAGTTTCTGCGTCAAATGCCTGAGACTCACTAAGCTCTGACTTTAACTTTTCAACTTCTTGCATAGCTTGAACAGCACCTTGTTGAATAAGCCATTCGTTGTGTTGTTCGCGCCATTTTGCGGAGTTAGAGTTATCAATGCTTTCATCAAGAATATCATAATCATCTGGCTTTACCGGAGGAGAGTTTAAATTCTGTTGTTTTTCACTTACTGATTCTGTGAGTTTTTGAACTACATCAGGATTTTGAGCTAAGTAATCGTCTAACTGTGCTAGCTTATCAAACTTCTCTTTTTGAGAGTTCCAATCATTTTTTTCCTTATCTGATTTTGATTGGAGCTGTTTGTAAGCGTCAGCAAGTTTTTGGACTCCCTGCTCATCATTTTTAAACTTATTCTCAATTAACCATTGCTCAATCTCGGATTTAGTTTCTGGTTCTTTATCTACTTTCTCATCAGATGTAGTTTCTTGAACTTCTTTCGCATTCTCCCCTGCAACAGAAACGTTCTGTTCTTGAGGTTCTTCTACTTCGGGTAAAGAGCCTGAGTTGAATTGTTCCAATTCAGCTAACAGGTTATCTTCATTCTTTACTTCTACCTGACTATTCTGGTCTTCATTTGTCATTACGATGCTCCTTTAAAGTTATCCGCTATGCTAGCGAAGCTTTGGATTCTGAGTTAACCGCTTGCTTTGCGACAGATAAGTCTTCGCTGACCATGCGAGTCTTATCTCTTTGTCGCGCTTGTTCTAGCTTAGCGTTAGATTTAATGGTGCTTACCGCCTCTGAAACAGGTTTGGTAGCCTCACTAATTTCTGCGCGCATATTAGCATGGAACACTTCGCGCTCTCGAGTCTGCAAGTCACCTTGCATCTTCTTAAGTTCTTCTTGCGTTTGCTGTAATTGAGCTTGCAAGTTTGATATTTCTCCCATTCTTTGCATAAGGCTTGCTTTATCTATGTCGCCTTTCATATTCATAATTACTTGCGTCTTATCATAAATACCTGCATTTAGGAGTGTTAAATCTTTTTGTAGTTCTGCCATTGGTGATTTAGACCTTGTAGAACCCACAACTACTCTTACATCAAATTGAGCAGTTGTTAAATCGTATAATCTTTTTACTGCGCCTGTTTTATCGTCTATAACAGGAATATTTAATTGTACTTCACTTTCAGAGCCTTCTGGACTAACAATTCGCAATGTTCTCTGTTGGTCATATATATTTGGCAGCCATTCTACAATTACTTTTGCTGAACGTGTAAGCATGTCATATATTGGCAATATTTTCCAATTTTGTTTTCTTGAGCTAGACTCATCCATTATTTGCGCTTCACCAACAGTCCCCGGCGCACCTTGAGAGTTTCCTTGAAGAAACTTGTACGCTCCAAAGACTGTTTCTATATCAACTTCATACCTTGCTTTTTCATTATACAAAGCAGAAGAAACTGACGGCGGGCTAAATTCTTTTATTTTTCCAGAAGCAAGCGCACCGGGATTAGCTCTAATAATAGCATTTGGAATGTGCCATTTTTGAATTTCACTAGCGTCAATAGCGCCATCTTCATAAACAAGCTTAAAATTTGTTGTAGCATTAGTATGTGAAATAAGCAATGCTTCTGTTCTATTTAACATTCTTTGAGGTGTTTTTGAATGTCTTACATCTCCACTAGGAAAAGGATTTCCCGCATGCTCGTTACAAGCTACTGCAATAGGGTATTCTGAAACAGGCAATATTTCATCATACAAAACAGTATCTCCCACTACAAATACTTCTCTTACTCTTGTAATGTACGTTAACTGCTCAGTAATTATTCCTTGCTTTAAAAAATCTTCATATTGCTTGTCTTTTATTAATTCTTTGTATTCTTCTTTATTATAAAGCTGATTTTTACCTGTTTTTGTATCAAGAATTAAAGCATGAGGTATATTTACTTTTGTAAAGTAACAATATTTACGAACTCGCCCTTGATGGTCTAAAGATTGTGTTCCGGCTGTATCTATTTGGTCTCTAGAGTATTTCCCAGATGATTTTTCATTTCTATCTTCGTCGTCTTTTGCTTCTTCTATTTCTTTTTCAAATTGAGGAAATAATATTTTTAAATGTTCTTTTGTGTGAATGTCAGAATAAATTATTGCGCTAGCATCTGAAAAATCTGGATTAGAACTATTAGGGTCAACAAAAATTGACTCAGGTGGCATTCTTTTTACTTTTATTGTACCTAAACCACCGTCAGCTTTATAATCCGGATAGATATACATGCAAGCAATTCCTTTTACAATAAAATCTTTACAAGCTTGTCTAAAATGCACATCTCCGTCAGAGTCGTACCATATTTTATCTAAAAGTTGGTCAAAAACATAGGCAACATCATTGTCTGTTTTTCCAACAGAATGAACATCCCATTCTGGAGCAGAAGCTGCAATGTTTGCCAATACTTGCTCAACGGAAGGGCGTATTTTATTGTTAGCTTCTGGGGGTTGACCCACGCTGAGCAAGTAGTTCTTTTGTGACTTGGTTAATTGGCTCCCAAGATAGAACTCATGGTCTTCAGCCATTTGGTATCGATACTCACTAGAACTACTTTCAAAATGCAAATAGTCCGAGCGAACTTCTTCCGCTGTAATTTCTTTTGTATCTAACTTCGATAAGTTTAACATATGTTTGGAATAATGTTACAAAAATGTTACACTTAATTCAAAATTTTTTGTTTAATAAAATTAAAGTACTAATTGGCGCTAAAATTAAATCACTAGTATAGTCGTCTCCACCCTTGACCATGCTAGCTAATTCGTTTAAATACATATATTTAACTGCTTTACGCAATTTATCAACTTTAAACAACATTGAAAATTTTATATCTCCGTCAACTGTAAAATTATGAACCCACCACTTAGCTTCAGTTATTGATATACCTGAAGGTTTTCCTCTTGAGCGTATTTCAATAGCCATATTTCCCGTATCAGCCCATATGTCGCGTTCTGTTTTAACTTCGATTGAACCATCGCCTTCAAAAAGGTCTTTTATTTTTTGCTCATAGACTTGACCAAAGTCTAAATCAATATCAAAATTACCCATTATGCTTCGTAGAAATCAGAAGCACTAAAGTTCTGGCCTGTTTCCCAATCTACTTCTAAAATAGGAGCTGGAGCTGTCCAATCTCCTTGTTCATTTTGTTCTACATCAGGCGCCCATACATCATCTATTGCCCACCTTAAAGCGTCTAACGTGTCTTTTTTAAATGTACCATGTTCTTTAAAATTTAATAATTCTGACTCTAGCTCTTCATGTTCATCTCTTAAAAAAACCGAATGAGATGCAAAATGCGGTTGCATTTGTTTTATTCTATAATATTTTGCTTTAATTGCTTTTCGAGTATTTATATTATAAAATCTTCCTGTAAGCTTAGAATGCCTTCTAACATAGTCTGCTAGCATAACATGTCCCGTTTCTTCAATCTTAATATCTTTAGGGTGGTACATATCTGCTAGCTCAAACAATCTATCCGCTCCGTCCATTGGAGCTACTTGCCCTCTAAAATAATCTAAAACATAAATATTATACTCTTTATCTACTGCTATTACCATAATTACAGTATAGTCTGCTTTAACATTCTCGCTTGATGCGGGGTCGACACCTAAAAATATATTTACAGGTAATTTCATTCGCCTATCTTCATCAGTCCTGAAAATATAACTTTGACCTTCTTCATAAATATATCTACCATCCCAATAGCGCATATCTTTTTCTTTAAAAATTCTAAAACTATCATCTACCGGAATATTTTGATACTCTTGATAAAAATATGCGATGTCGCCCTCTGATTTAAGTCTGTCTCTTTCAGCTATCAACCAATCATAAGGTCTCCTATCTTCCCATAGTACTTTTATTTTTCCGTTCTTATCTTTAAACTCATTTCCAGAAGTAGCAAACCTACCATTTGGCATATTTTGTGGAATTGCTTGAAAAAATAAAGACTTCCAACCCTTGACTTTATAATTACCGTTTTTATCATAGGCTAATGGGCCTGCAATTCTATTTAAATACGCAGAAGTGTCTACGATTGTGCCTATAAATACTAATTTTGCATCTCCAGAGCCGGGAATAACAGCACCGTTTAGCCATCTTCTAAATTTATCCCTAGCTGTAGGGGTAGTACTGTTAGCTTCACCTTCACCATCATCAATTATTGTGAGTGTTGGTCTATATGCTCCATATTTTAATCCACGAACTTTTTGACCAGTACCACGAATTAAACATTTACACATTACATTTGGCTTTCCATATTTATCAAACCCGCCAATAACTTCTTTTTCTTCCTTACCCCAAACAGCACCCTTTCTATCTCCAAAAAAATAATGGACTTTAGGATTAAACTCTATTTCATTTCCAATCGCTTCTAGGTTGTATTTAGATTGCATTTCAGATTCTGATATAAGCAGTAAAAAACGCTCTTCACCAAACAATATGCGATGTAAAGGGTAGATAAGATTAATAAACGTCGATTTTGCGTGGTCTCTTGGGGCCACTACAGCTAGTTTACTACCCGGTGCCATACCTATTAAGGTTTTTGCTATTTCGCGGTGAAAATCGGGCGATTTAGAGCGCACATGAAAATGCATAGGGTTTTCTTTATCGCCAAATAAAATTTCAGCAAATGTAAAAATATCTAAATACATCGCTTTTAACATTTCTGATTTCTTTTTTTCAGAAAGAGATGTAAGCGGTTTTTTAACTTTCTCCATTTGTACCCATTATAGTTTCTAAAAAATGCATTCTTTCGTTTGAAGACTCAACATCTTCAATAAGGGTAAGAATAAATTTTGCAACATGCCCATCAATTTCATAATAAACATTGTCAATATTCATTATTGCTAATTCATTAACATTTATTTCGCCACTCTGTGATTTAGGTTGACTTACATAACCTGTTGTTTTAATTGTCTTTTCTCGGGCCATATGTTGTTTCTGCTATTGTTTTTCGTACCGATGACAATTTTTTAATATCCCCATCAGATAATGCAAATACACCTTCAACGCTTTCTTCTTTTTTCTCTTTAGTAAGATGGCCTAACATATCACTCACTCTGTTTAAAGCATTTAATCTTGTTGCTGCCGGAGTTTCTGTATTTTCTATAATATCCCTGTATCTATCTGCAACATAATCATCATCAAGACCTAATGCGCTTAACTTATCTCTCATGTTCAAAGCTATATACTCCCTAATATGTTTTCTTTTTAATATCGTCAACCCTCTACGAAGAGCCTGTTCTGGATTATTGTCCATATAAACAGATTGGTAAGCAAGAACAACAGACTCAGTATCCCACATACCAAGCTTATTTGTCATTCCGTGTAAAAATAAAAAATCAACAAATGTTTTTTGTTTAGCGGTAGGTCTTATATTCTTAACTAAATCACCAACATATCTTTTATCTAAATCCCAATCGTGTTGTTTTTTAGCGTAATAATGTTTTTTGTGACATCCGCGCTCGCCATAACCTGTTCTAATAAAAATATAAGGTTTTTTAGTGTTAGCGAATCTTTTGACTTTCCTATTTAAACATTGAACTATTTTATTATCGGAAGTAAGTATCCAATCTCCTACTTCAGCGTCTCTCCAATTTTCAACAGGAAAAATTTTTAATTTACTAGCTTCTTCCGGAGTGTAAACATCAAACTGCTTACCTCGGCATTCTACTTTCATTATTTCTTTTTAGCTTTTCTAGCTCGTAATCTTTTAGGTTTTTTTGCTGTTTTAGCTGAATCTGCAAAGTCTTGCTTTGACGGCGCGCCATCTGAACCTACTTTTCTCATTTTTTCACCACTACCTTGAGCAATTCTTTTGCGTTTAGCGTGAATATTTGCATATAAACCGGGTTTTTTCTTAGTAGCCACTTCGTCTTACCTTTTTTCCAGTTTTTTTAGACGCTTTTTTTGCAGCTTCTTTCCCTTTTTTAGTGTAAGGAAACTTTTTTTTACCTACTTTTGGCATAATTATCCCTTTTTTTTGTTGTTGTTAGCAAATTTTCTAGCAGAATCAACAGAACCAAAGCCCCAAGCCTTTAAAGCAAGGGCTTTTCTAGTTGGACGACCCTTTGAATCTTTCATCGGGCCTTTCATGCCTGCAAATCGCGCTGCAAATGATACTCTACGAGGATTTGTGCCTGATTTAACAGGAGCTTTAAGTGTTCCGCCGGTTTGAGCTTTATAACTAGCTCGCCCTTTAGCGTTTAAACCACCTTTAGGGTTCTTACCCTCTTTTCTAGTCCAAGCAGCGCTTTTGTTTTTACGTTTTCTAAGGCGTTTAGCCAAGGTAAGCGCCTTTTTCTTCTACCTTGTAAGAAATGTACTCTTTGCCGTTAGCTGATGTCTTCTTCCATCCGGCAACTTTTACTTCCTTACCACCAATCTTGCCCTGACCTGTAAAGTCGGGTTGGTTTTCATTTGTTTTATTCTCGTTATCAAACATACTAAATGTGTTGTCTTTTGCTTCGTAAGCCATTATACGCTCCTATTTTGGTTAAAAAATAATTTTTTGCCCCGGAATAAATATAACGATAATGTTACAGTAGTTAAAAGTAAAAAATGGTTGATTTTGCAACCTAAGGTTTATAAACCTAAGGTTTATATTTATTAATTATATATATTATATAATACTATATACTTCTACTTCTACTTCTATATGCATGGCAAGGCTATAGCTAAGCTATAGCAAAGCTATGGCAAAGCCATTTTATAAATATGGCATTGCTATTAAGTGTTAGTATTGTTAGATATAAAACCCTACTCCCAACCTACTCCCTAACTACTCCCTGTGCAAAAAAACACTAAATAAACATGTTTATGAGGCACTAAAAAACTGTGTAAAAAATGTGTGGAACGTTATATACGTATGCACACCCGGCTCGTTTCCCGGACGACTCACTCGATTCTCGTTGAGTTCGCGTTTCGCGTTGGCTCTCTCCTCGCTAGGCGCAATCATTCATATCTTTGCGACCATTTGCCCTAGTTTTGCCTACGTTTGAGCCTTATAGCCGACGGTTATATAAGTTTCGCTAGGTTTTGCCTAGCTTTCATGCTTAAGTTTGGATGTCGCCGACGGACAGTTTCAGTCGGATTCAAACTAACGAACTTACGCGTAAGGATACCACCCTATGCGTAGAACAGGAGAAAAACCATGATAACAATCATACAAAACTCGAACACCCAGAACGCACAGACACCCAAGCATACAGACGTATGCACACCACGCGAAGAACAGGCTCTTCTAGCTTACGACGAAGAGTTTCGTGCTGACTTTCCTACGTGTACGTACACCAAGAAACGCGAAGCTGAACTACGCGAGGAAGCATGGCTCACCGCTCAAGACGGAATGCTAGCACTTCTCGACGAGAACGGCGAAATGCCTATGGACGCGTTCGTATAGATAAGGCGCGTACTCATACACCGGCAAGTCCGGCAAAGCCTAGAGACGGCTCTATCCCTTTGGGATAGCTAGGTTCGATTCCTAGCTAGGCTTCTATACCCTCGGCATAGACCGAAATGCGACCTATCCGAGCGACTTCAACCTATGGGAGTAATACGTAGTATTACACCCAGCTAAGACAAAAAATTGTGCTAGAACACCCTATAACGACGGCATAGAGTGTAACAGCAAGAACACCCAAAACCATAGCCGTTACAAATGGAGTAAACACCCTATGAAGAACAATATAGAAGCAATAATAACACCCAATATTAAAAGTGATAACCCCTCGGATTATCTTTACAATATCAAAGAGAAACACCCTGTTGTTTCTGTCGAGATTACAAATGGAGACTATACATGGCAAAGAAAGCTCGTCGGCTTTAGGACAGACATGGAAACGAGTACGGCGCTGAAAAATAAGCTTAATGTCGACCTATTAAGAGAGATAGCAAGAACTAATTGGGAGAATCATTACGACGAGGAAACCGACCATTATATGACTGATATGGAAAATAGGCTAGGTATTGAGCAATTTGAAAGATGGCAAAGCGGTAGCTTTGAATTAGAAGACGCAGAAATTGAATTTACCCTTGGTAGATGGTTTATTAATAACAGGGATTTAAAACAACTGATAGTTTTAGATACATGGACTAAAGACCGACCATTTTTAAGATGGGTATATAACTTTAACCAAAACTAGAATTTTAATTCTAGAACAACCAACAATAAACCATAGGAGAGAACTATGCAGAGAATAACAATAAAAACACTACGTAAAAAAGTTGATTATTTAAATCAATTAGTCGGCAAAGAACGCGAAGAAATAGGTAGCTACGAGTTGGACGGCGCGTACGGCGGTTACAAGCTAGAAATGATAGTAAACGAAAGCCTTGGAACGCGTGAAATAACACGCTCTAGATTAACGGCTAGAGAATTATACTACGTTATCGAGGGTATAGTCGAGGTTATATATTATAATGCCGAGAGATATTATGATTGCGGTAATTGTGGCGGTGGATTTAAACGACATGAAATGAAATTTACCGAAGACTATGACATATGCAAAGAATGCGAGGGCAAATAATGAGGGTATTTAACGAAATAATGGACTTCGTCGAATGGTTATTAATCGACAATAATACACAGGGCTTAAAAATACTCATAGCGTGGATGTCACTAGGATTGCTCTTCGCGTTGATAGAACTATGGACACGAGGCCTTTAATATTATTTCTAGCATAAGAATGTAAATGATTATGCTAGAAATAATAAAACAATACAACCAACAACAAAACCAACCGCCGAAAACGGCAAGGAGATTATAGATGGGAAACTATACAAGAATGGAATTAGATGCTATGAAACATAGCAGAATTAAAACACTAGCTATCACTAAGTGTCGACAACTTGACAAGGCTAGTTCTTGGGTACAATCAGCTAAGCAGTACGAACTGATAGACTTTCTAGTCGACAACAGAGTTCCAACACCGCCGGAAGAGACTACACCGAGGAGACCGGAAGCACCAACACCGCAACCGCAACCACAGACGGCGCCAAGTGGTAGCCTAGAAGACATGCTAGCTGACAAGGTAGCAGAGAAACTTGGAGACGACATTTACAAACGAACCGAGAGTATCAGAGATACTTTTATTGAGGGTGTTGCCGAGGAAACAACCAAAATGAATCAGTTAATTGACGACAAACTAAAGGAATTACAGAACCCGGTGTACGTCAAGATTAACGACGTCGAGGTTAAAAAAACCGATGGCTTAAAGCATAAGCAGTTTCCATTTGTGCTAGAATGCCTTAAGCATTTCAAGAGAGTGTGGTTATGTGGGCCAAGTGGAACCGGCAAATCATTTCTCATCGAACAATGTGCTGATGCACTAGGCTTTAATACCGACGAAGATAACTACGAATATCTCAAAGGTAGCGCCGGAGTCACAGAATCACATATGACAGGGCGAATGACATTCGACGGCACGTTTATTGACGGCGCAGTAGCAAGGTCGTTTAGGAATGGTTCATTCCTATGTCTCGACGAGTTTGACGGCTTCGATGCTAATTGTGGCCTAGTGTTTAATAGTGTCTTCGACAATCAGGGTGTGCTAGCAACTCCAAACGACAAGGACAATCCGGTAGCCAAGAAACACGACGACTTTCATGTAGCAGTAGCAAGTAATACATGGGGTGACGGCAACGACTTCGAGTTCGCCGGTAGAGGTCAACTAGACCTAGCGACCTTAGACAGACTGCAAGCAGTCAAAGTTCATGTCGATTACGACAGAAACGTAGAACGTGCATTAGCCGGAGATTTTACTGACATGGCAAATGTACTCTGGAAACTTCGAGACCAATGCAAGAGTGAGCATGTTAGACGTACCATTAGCACGAGGTTGTTTCTTGACGGCCAAACATGGAGGCTAGCAGGCAAATCAAATAAGCAGTTTCTCGACATTGTAACTACAGGGTGGACGAAAGAGGAACTGAGTAAAGTTAATGTTAACGGATTATTAAAGGAGAGTAAATAATATGAGTATGCAAATTCTAGAACCAAAAATTATCGACGACCAATACGAAGGTAAACATGCCGTAGTGCAAATTCCCAACGTAAAAACAATGCTAGACATTATTGACGACAATGATTTGTACACTCATAAACGTACAAAAACATGGCAATACGGCAAGCATGTTGTAGGGCGCGAAAATGTTCAACGCGCTTTGATGGTCGGCAGAACATCGGATGCTATGATGAAGACATACCAAAAACTTCGTTCTAGCATAGACACTAGACTCGACGTATCTAAGTTTGCCGGCATGGGTTTGTCATGTAAGCGTAAACGAGTTCGCAGAGACGACGGCGACGACTTAAGTATGTCGAGATTAATGGGTGGTAGCGACCAATATTGGGAAACTACAATTCGCAAGTCTAAGCGTGCAAATGTTCGTATTGGTATGAACATGGCAATAGCATGTGGTCACAAGGAAAAAGATTTTGCAAGACTTGGAGCTACGCTAGCATGCATTTGTGATGTTATTACAAAACTTGGCTACGGTGTCGAGGTTATTGCTTACAATTTTGCCGGATATAGTGGTAGCAAAAACTGGAATAGATTTGGTATATCTATACCATTTAAGCTAGCAAACGAACCGCTTGATGTACATAGGCTTATGACTGCCGGCCTACCCGGATTATTCCGCGACTTTATGTTCGGACTCATGGAAAAAGTGTATGGGTTTGATGGGAGTCTAGGTTATCAAGTAGAAACCACAGATACATATAAGCGCGAATTAAATCTAATCCATGCAGTAGAACAACGATTCTGCAAAACCGATGCCGATACTATCGACGGACTAGAAAAAGCACTTCAAACAATAGCAAAGCCACCTAAGTGGTTCAACCATGTTTAATTATTATTATTTAAACGTAAGTGATAATAATAATAATTAATAAACACAGGAGTAATACATGAATCCAATAAATATAGACGAAAATTGCCAATTTTTAAAAGATTTAGAAACTAAAAGTAGCGGTGTAAATATTGCTATGTGGAATCTAATCACATCCAAAAAAGACTTAACGCTATTTTGCAAGGGTATAACACCACACAGAAAATGGCGATTAAAAAATGTTAAAAAATATTTTGGGTTGTTTGACACAAATGGCAAACACAACATAAAAAAGGCACTTGATTTACTCTATGAATCTATTGCCCCTAATAAAAAAGGAGAAAAATAATATGGAAAAAGAAATAATAGAAATACCATTGTATTACCAAATACAAGAAGATGGAACTAAAGTGTATGATTGGGATTCAATGCAAGAAATTTATCTTAATAAATGTATTGAATTAGAAAATAAAGAGGGCAATTAATATGAACATATTCGCATTAGACCTTTGCCCAACTAAATCAGCACAAATGCAACATGATAAACATGTTGTAAAAATGGTGCTAGAATCAGCGCAAATGTTATGTTCTGCATTCGACCAAGACAAACATGATGTGCCTTACAAAAAAGCGCATTATAATCACCCTTGTACAATTTGGGCACGTAATTCTTATTCTAATTTCGAGTGGCTGGCCGCGCATGGAATTGCGCTAGCACAAGAATATACCCACAGATACAAAAAAACACACAAATCACAAGCAGTCATACAATGGTGCATAGATAACATGTGGCTTGTTAATATGCCTACCTACGAATTGACTCCATTTGCTCAAGCTATGCCGGACAAATATAAAAATACTAAGGCTACGAAAGCCTATCAAGACTATTACGTAGGTACAAAATTAAACAACGCTAAATGGACGGACAGAGCAGTTCCTAGCATTTTCCAACCACATATTAATTGATTATTACTTGAAACTTTAGTGAAAGTAATAATTAATTAAATAAACCAACAGGGGGCAACATGAGCTTCAAAAAAATCGACACAGAAACAAGTTTAGGTGTTTCAAAAAAAGCAAAGGATAAAATCGTAGACGAAATGGTAGGAATATGTGATGCAATAACAGACAAATCAGCGTGTGATGAGATTCTAGCATATTCTACATCGGCAATATTAAGGTCGATAACCAAGGTTCTGAGCGGTCTTTCAAAAAAAGATATTAGCCGAGATGCTAAAATACACATTGTAGCAACGCTTACGGCAGACCTAGAGGATTTTGTTTTGCCAATCCATGCAAAGCTTAGAAATGCGGACGTTAGTAAAGGGCGATTTGATGCTAGCAGAGTAGCGAGAGATGCTAAAGCAATAGAACCCGATGAATCTATACAAGTTACCCACAGAATCACAGACGAAGGACAAGAGATAGGTGTTAGCATAGGAAGAAGAGCGCCTAAAGACATTAGTGATGCGCTAGAAAATTACAATGCCGACGAAATTGTTGGCCAATCTTAAACAACCAAAAAAAGGAGCATAATACATGCAAAAGATAATCGAAGTATCAGACAATTCTCAAATAGTAGTATCTAGAGATACTGTAAATGGAAAAACCTTTGGACAAGTTCGTACTTGGATACGAAAAAAAGGCACAGACGATTTTATCCCGACTCGTAAGGGAATAGCGTTCTCATTGGATAAAACCGATAAGATTGTCGAGGGTTTACTTGTGCTAGCAGATACCGAAAAGGCGGAATCATAGAGCAGTAAAAATCACGTACCAAGGGGGCGGTTTATGGTTTTCCGCCCCCACAAAACAAGGTTTTAAAATGAAAGAAACAACAGATTATATAGATAAAGAAAGTCAAATAGAAAGACTTCAAGAAATAGTTAACGAAACTAATTACAATCTAGTCTATTGCGGAAAGTGTGGAATAATTTTAATTGTATTAACTATGCACGAGTTAGTTAAATGCGATGATTGTGGATTCCACTCTGACCAATGCGACTTTTCAGACATAGTTTATTAATTATTACTTGAAACTTTAGTGAAAGTAATAATTAATTAAAATAACAACCAACAGGAGATTACATGAAAAGCAAAACACAATTTTACACATCATTAGCATATGTTCATCTTATGATGTGGAATTTTATTTCCGATACTATAAAAAATAAAAAAGAACAAAAACAATGGGTTGATTTGGTTGGTAGAATGGTCGGAGATATTGCAACAACTGCGCTAGGCGAGGAAGCAAAAGGAAAAGAATATGGAAAAATATTGGAAGCGCTTACCGAAAATTTTAACTTAGCATTGAAAAAGCGTAGGGAGGATATGAAAAACGCTGATAAAATGATAGAGAATGCAATTAGTATTATTAACCAGAAATAGGAGTGCTAGCATGAATAAAATAAATGCTGAGATAGATTATGTGACATCATATGGAATGAGTAGCATGAGTGGCTCATTTATTCTTAGAATCGCAATAGATAAAGATGTGGTAACAGAAAAAAAGAAAAGAGACCAACCGAAAGACCCTAAAAGTCAATGGGGAAAAAGATTGGGAAATTTATCATACGACATGAATTTAATTAATATTTTAATAGCAAATACAGACAATGAAGACGGTGAAGTTCAGTGGGTAGATAGATGGAACTTGGATAATTTAAATAGATTATTAAAAGGATTCGGATATAAAGCGCATCTTGCTAAAGATTTAGATATTATTTTAACTAATCAACAAAAGGAGTGCTAGCATGAAAGAATATGAAATACAATTAGCTGAAACTTATGCTAGAGTTTATTTAGTAAAAGCAAAAAATAAAAAACAAGCAGAAAAAAAATATTACGATAGTGATAAAATAAAGCTTAAAAAAAATACTTGTGTAGAATCGTACATAAATGAGATTAATGAAGTAGAATAAAAAAATGGGGGAGGGATAAATGGGTCATAGCACATTTAGAAGTACGTCAAAATTCTTTGATGAAACAATTTGCGAGTATTGTATGGAAGATGTTGGATATGTTCCTAGTGAAATAGATGGTTGTTATAATTGTGATGATTGTATTGAATATATTAAAGAACAAGAAAATAACGAGGAGAAAGAATGAAAAATAACACAGACATAGAAACTATAATAGTTAAATGTAGTTTGTGCGATAAAGAAATTTTAGACAAGGAAAGCAATAATGCTGAGCCTGTTAATGATGGACGTTGTTGCTATGATTGCAATCTTGAAATAGTTATTCCCACTAGACTTAGTGAAATATTATGAGCAAGCCTAAAATATATAAGCACAATAAAAAAAAACTTACGCTAGAAGAAATGCAAGAACTTGTAGGCGGATATATACAAGTACTTACATCTAAAGATGGTAAAGCTGATATTGTGATTGATGAAGAAGGTAAATTAAAAAGCAAATCGCCTAATTTTGAGGCTACAAAACTATGGCTAGGAGATAATCGCAATGAATGGTACGATATTATTGTAGGAGATGCGATTATTTGCACAGACAAGGCGAGGCTTAGTTAATATATAACAGAAAGGGGGAATACCACTCCCCCCTTCAACAACCAACAACTAACACCATATACGTGGAGAAAAACCATGTTTTTGGAGTGTTGTTAACAGAATTTACTAAGAATAACCCTAACTTTCTAAAACATTTTTAATATCTTCTTGTGTGGGATATATTTTCGTGTCCGCGTCTTCTTGCGATAATATAAATTTATTTTGTTCTTTTTTCTCTTTTTTCCATTCAGATTCACTATCCATAACACCCAAAGGTGAATACTTGTACGAAACATTTGCGGGAACATCATTCCATCCCCGCAGTTCTAGCGCAAGCTTCTCTATTTGTTTGAACGCGCTTCCTTTTCCCAGCTTACCATTTCGTGCTAGCTTACAGGTTTGGATAATCCCGTCGGTTATTTGATAGACTTTACTAGCGCTATTTTTTAGATGCGCGCCTAGATGGTCACGTTGTTCTTTATAATGTTTTTTTAACACTATCTCTCCTTTGTTTTAGTTTTAATATTGCAGATGCTAGATATATACAACCATCTAATAACTCTTCTAAGGCCTCTAAATGCCAATCTCTGCCGTCATTTACATCTAACTCTTCAGTATATTCGCGTTTACCAATTTCAAGCCTGTCTTCGAGCAATTTTATAATGTCTTTATTCATTATATAAAATCAATCCATAATAAGCGATAAAAAGAATAATATACATACATACGTAAATCATCTATTAACCTCTTTTCTATCAGATAAAGCATTTATAGATATAACAAAAAAAACAGAACCAACTCCTAATGATAAAACGCAAAAACATGTTATCATTAAATAAATAATCCACTCTGCTATTACCATATTATTCTCCTTATTTAATAATTAGGAGAGCGCACCTTATAGCGTGTCCAATATGAGAAACTCGGAGGAGTTTTAGACAGATACGCTCTCATTTTTCTTTACACCTGTAACAAATAATTTTTTCTTTACCGTAACTAGGTACTTCCTCATAAAACAGTATGATATGTTTTCCATTTGTTTTTCTGTGTTTTTCCCAAGTCTTTTTACACGATTTACAATATTTAATATTTACGTCGGCTCTTCTACCATCAATGTCTACGTTTATTATTCTGCTTCTTATTGGGGCATAGTCATCCATATATCAACCTCTTATTTCAAAATCTATTTTAAAAAACTTTGTCGAAAGAGACGTTTTTTACTTTGGCGCCAACCATTCATAGTAAGACTACGCCCCAAAACTTTGCAGAACATCTGCTAACGTGCTAGAATTGTCGCTGCTTCCCTGATTTCTGGGCTGCGTCTGGCGTTCTAGCTTGAGCTTTCCAGTAGGAATGTCCTGCTGTCCAGTATTTTTCTTTCTAGCACTATCAGCTTCTATTAATCTTCGCTCAAGTAAAGCCATTCTTTTTGTCTCGTAAATACCATCTTTACATTCACTACAAAACTTTTCTTCTTTATTAAGTTCTTTAGTGTCAGTAGTTTTTTCGTGTCCACATTCAAGGCACATCCAATCTTGCTTTATAGGTACATTAATATTCTGTACTCCGGTATTTTTAAACATTAATTCATCGCCCCAAAGCTCTTGAGTTAACCAAGTGCTAGCCATAGGGATGTATTGAGGCTCTGTTCCTTTAGCTTTCCAATATTTCATATAATTTTTTAGACCATCTATAATATTCTCTTTTGAGGTTCCACTTTTTCTAATCAGTACATATTTATCAAGCGCTCTTTTACGATTATCAGAACGTGGGTATAATGTCCAAAATTCATTTAAAAATTCATCTGTAAATTGTTTTTTTACATTTGTTCTTTTACTTTTAACTACAACTTCTTCTTCTACTTCTTTATTGGATGGCTTAGCTATGGCCTTGCCATGGCCTTGCCATCTGCTCTCCGCCCCTTTTCGTCCATTAGCGCTCATTCTTTCTCTATACGCTACCATATTACTGCGCTCTGATTCTAAGCGGTTGTTGTATAGTTTTCCATCTGAATTAGTAAAACAACTGCTAACGACTTGCCAATCGCTATCAAAATCAGGATGATTACCACATAAAATCCTTAGTTTTAATATATCGGTAGGTAATGACCCTTCAATCCATTCAAATGCTAGCAAGGTTATATACATACCTCTTTGAGCCATTGTCATTGTGGTTACATTTATATCTGATAAAAAATCGCTAGCATAAAACTGAAATGCCGGCGCTTTACCTAATTTATTTTTGCCCATTAACTCCTCCTATGATGTTTTGGGTTTTTATTGAGTAGTGTTTTTTACGAGGGTATTTGCTTACTATAAAAACATAATCCTCGCTTATTGATGCAATTTCTCCACTTACGTATTCTTCTTCTCCATGAGTACCTAATACTTTAGCAGTAACAGTATCACCTATGCTAAGAGAGTTCTTGAATTCGTTGTCCAATTCCTTGCATCCTTTCTGATTCTAACTGTCTATTTTCTTCTTCTTTGTAATTTGTTTTATCCGGGTCTTCAATGAGTTCTAGAAAATCCTCAAAAGGTAGTATAGCATATATTGTACCCCTGTCTTCTTTAACAACCTGCACATCAACATTTTTAGTATTTGGCTTTATCCATTTTGCTATATTTTTTCTAACTTTACATTGAACTCTCCATTCTTTGTCTTTCCCATCTAGAACGGCATCAACTTCTTCAGTATGGCCTAACGAAAGTCCATTGCTAGCATAAGCTCTTTCAGCTCCTATCTGGCGCTCTTTAGCTATATTAACAACCTCACGTTCAAACCTATTTCCTTTTTGCTTACTTCTACTTGGCATATTAAACTCCTATAATGGGGGCAAGTACATGACGAAGACTTGCCCCCTGTGATTGCATGAACAAGAAGGTAAATCATGCAAATTCAAGACTGTACGTATCTCCTGTAGGTATTTGTTCAAGATAAACATATTTAGCATATGTGCTACTTTTCCCTCGCCTATCAATTCCTGACTGTGTTTTAGTTATGATATTATGCCCTTCTCTTCTAAGTCTTAATATCACATCCGATAATCTTGTTATCCCATATTCTTGTATTGCAGTCCAAGATGTAATAGTCTTATTATCTTTTAAATGACTAAGCACAACTTCTTTCTGTCCTTTAGAATGGTAAGGCATCATCTTCCTCCTGTTCAATATTAGGCTCAGCACTTAACTGCATCTCATGTTGAATAGATTCTTCTTCTTGCTTATCTGTTTTTTTATTTAAACCGAGACTATCAGATGCTCTAGCGGTAATCTCCCCCATAGCCATCATTTGCCACTTAGCATTATCTGAGTTATTACTTAACCAAGTAACATAGTCTTTGGGTAGTTCTCTCCAAGGCATTCCTTTGTGTTTTCCGAATCCAATAGTAGAATCTCTCATTTCCTCACTATGGATATATGGTTCATTTTTTTCTTCTTGTCCATTTGTGCTAGAACCATTTTGAGCTGCGGGCGATTTATTTATACTATTTTGTTGTGATATAGCATTAGCAACTTCATCAGCAGATGCAAATTCAGTTCCACCAAATCCGGCACTAGCTAATGCTCTACCGATAGCAGATGTCTCGCAGTTTTCTAAAGCAGATGTTTTATTAATGTTACTACTGCCATATACTTCTCCGGCATGACCATGGTAAACGCAGTCTCCAACTTTTATAGTGGTTCTCATTAAAACGATTCTCTCGTCATTATGCAGTATTTTTGTTTTTACGCTTCTAACTGCATCTTTATGTTCTTCGTGAAAAAGATTAACTCTTTCAGCTACTGTGCGGTATTCTTTGCCATGTATTTTTACAGACATATTTACTCCTCCATTAGGTTGTTGGTTGTTTGATATGAAAAGCTAGTTATTTCTTCCTCAGAGCAAACATCGGGAGCATCTCCCATTACTATTGTATGCTCATAAATAGCTTTTTTATCGGGTTTTTCGACGACTTTAGTAGGTATATTATTCTCAAAAGAAAATTTGAGTAATGCATCTTCATCGCCAAAAGTCTTTTTTTTACGAGTGGTAAGCCTCAGTACTCCATTAGGGAGTTTGTTTGTTTTTGTACCGGAAGACTCAAGTTCTACTTGCATATGTCTTTCAAGTAAATTTGCTCTAAATCGTATTTGATTTAGCACAGAGTCTATTCTCCTGTTGTAAAACTCTACAGATTCTTCTTGTCTCGCCTTTAAATTTTCAATATCTTTTTCAAGTTTTTTTATTTTCCACAATAATTGGTCAGCGTGAACATCTTTTATTTCTACTTTATTATCGCTAACGGTATATGTATTATCATCGAGTTCAAGTTCGTCAAGAGTAATTAATTCTTCACTCATTTAATGCTCCTCTCAAATGGTGACTCAAAAAACTTATAAGCCCCACGAATAACTTTGTCCATAAATGTATAATTTCGTTTTATTTTGTAAGTTTTATTTTTTTTCATTTTTTTTCTCCGTTAATAACATTAATTGCCGGTTGGTTTTTTCTGGAACAATAACTTTAAATCCAAGATTTTCAGCCATTTTGTATATTGTGTAATAAAAATTGTGAATATCTTTTGCCGTTGTTTTATCGCCTCTCTCAACTTTTAGGCTCAATGTATTTTCTTCGCTAACCACCACTACCGCCAAGAACTATGTGATTAAAATAATTGCAATTACCGCACTCTACTTTGCATTTTTTGCCGGCATATTTACCGTCTAACTGCATAAAAAGCTTTCCGCTCTCCCTTCTAAACATTATCCCTAAACACTTGCCAATATCATAATTGGCACATTTTTTTCGAGCAACCGATTCTGTTTTCGTCATCTTTTTTACTAACTCCTTTTATTATTAGTTCTTTCATATACATTCAAGAACTAATAATTAAAGAGTAGTAGGGAGCGGTTTGTATTCAGTTTTATTTACAAAATTAAATAATTCAGCTTTTAAGATAATAAAATTCTTACCGTTTGGTTTACTAGCTTTTAATTTTCCAGTCTGTATATATTGCCTAACAGTACCTTTTGAAACTTTTAATTCATCAGCAACTTGTGAAACAGTTAAAAAATCTTGCAACTTATTACTCCTTTTATTCTTGTTTGTGTTTGTTTGAAGAAGTTTAAGTTAAAAACTTATTATTTATAATACTAGATTTTTTTATATTTTTTTCTTTTATAAGCTAAGTATTCTGCGCCTTCGTATGGATTAAAAAATAAAGTAATTAATCTATTGTCATTATCATCATATTGAGGGTCAATAACAGTAACCGGCGCATTAAATATATTTTTATCATCTAAGCCTAATTTATTAGCGTATTCATCCATGTTTTTAAACGAAGCTACTTGTATAGCATGGCTTATAAGTCCGCTAGCAGGGTCTTTTAAAACTTGATAACCAGAAACGTGGGTATGGCCGGCAGTTAGAATATGGTCTCTCCAACCCATTTGAACGGCTTTACTTATAGAGTGAGCAGTATTCCACATGGAGTTACCTTTAAATTGATGTCTAGCATTTACTCTAATGCACTTTCCATTTGGAAATCTAAGGTTCATTCTAGCACCGTGTTGTTTATACAAGGCTTTTTTATCTCTCATAATAAACTCTAAAGGGTCGCCATCACCGCTCCAAACATCATGGTTCCCGGCTATTAAATAAAGCCAATCAACACTATTTAAAAAATGCTCTGTAATCATCCAAGATTCTTTAGCTGTCGTTGATTGCTGACTATGTAAGGCCATTAATCTTCCAATCCAATTATTTTGAACGTCTCCTAAATTACCCGCAAGTAAACCATCTGTTTTTCTTATTAAATTACATAAAGAATATATTTCGGCAAGGTCTGTTCCGTCGTCGTCTACATGAGGGTCTCCAAAATGGCAAATGCCAACAGGGCCCATAGTATTAATTTTTATATCAATTAATTGTCTTTGTTTATAAGCATCATATTTTTTTAAATATCTTTTTTTACGATATTCAATAATATCTTCAATGTCCATTTCCTCTGTTGGTAAGTCTTGGACTGCAAAATCGCTATATTTTAATATTTTAGGATTTAATGTTTTTTTACCGCATTGAGGACAATAATATCTTTGTCTTTTTTTATTGTTTGCCCAATATTGAAACCCATCTTTTCTAATGTTTTCATTAGGGCATTCTTTGCAACCAACAAGATTTCCATCAACATCTTGAGTTGGTTTTTTAGTTATTCCGTTTGGTTGTTTTGGCAAAATTAATCTAAAATTTCAAAATGAACTAAATCATCAAAATTATTATCTTTAGTTGTCCTTTTTCCTTGAAACGTGCTAGAAGCATTCCAGTCTCCTCCCCAGCGCAGCTTTACGCCCATGCTAGCAGCAACACCCAAAACAAACCCGCCTAAATAATGAAAATCGTCTCTAGCGTTCCAATCGATTGGGTAAGGTGCTACATCCACAGCTTTACCTTGAACATGTTTACCAAACTTAGTTTTACTTTTCCCTTGCTCTACTAATTCGTTTTGCCTTTCTTGACTACGTAAACCTTCAATAACTGTTATATCAAAATGTTTACATACTCGTTCTAGAACAACAACCAGTCTAGGGTCTACCCCTCTTAGTCTTTCTCTTGACCTTTTTCCAAATCTTGCCATTATTTAGACCAGATTGCCCATTTGCTTTGGATTACAGCTTTGGCAATGTCTAAAACTTCTTTCATTATTTTCTTTTTTTCCGCAGCAGTTATTTTTTTATCTTTGTTTGCTTCTTCTAGCACATCAACAAGCTCTTGTATTTGAACAAATGTATTTCTGTTTTTTGCAGTTACAGCAGTAGCATAACCCGCAAGTATTATACCTATTAAATAAAAAAAGTTACTCCAACTCATCCAATCGCTAATAAAATCCATACTATTTCCTTTCTTTTAGTGTTTGTTTTATTTCTTCAATATCTTCCATAATTACATCAAGTTTATAAGTAATTAATTTTCTATCAGCTCCTAATTCAGCTTTATCTGCTTTTAATTGTAAATCTTTTTTCATTACGTCAATGTCATATTGCATAAATCCAAACGCTAGCATCATAGAAGAAATCAAGGCTATTATTGTTACAATGTTTTCTATAGATATATTTGTATTTAGTTTCATTAGTGTTTTCCGTTAAGTCTTGAGATAATTCCTTTTATTTCCGAAACTTGATTGTCCAAATCATTAATTTCCTTCGTAAGTAAATCAAATTTTCTGTCAAGCTTGTCGTCACTCTTATTCCACCTGTTAATAAGCTTAATAACCATACTTTCCATGTTTTCAAGTGTTTCACTTTGTCCTCTGTTTTCTGTTTTTAGGTCTTGCAAACTCCCTTCCTGCGCAGACCCTCTTTTGTTCATAGAGAAGACCATAAACACTAGTAAAGCCCCTACGACACCTATCATACCCGCTTCGCTGTAAATCGCTAAAAAATCCATTTTTTTTCAACCTCGTACTCTTCGTATTTCTTTGTTAATAAAATATGTATGTTCAATATCATCTAATTCGACGCTTAAATCAGAAACCCACCAATCATTTGGTAGGATTATTTTTTTCTTCTTTTTTTCTTTCCCCACGATAAGGGATTTAAGTTTAGTTCTGTTTGATACCATTCTAATTGTTCTTGCATTTGTGTTATTTTTACTTCTTCTTCTGCTATATGTTTGCTGACAAGGTCTTCAATTCTGGAATTAGCAAGTTCCATTCTTCGTTCAAGTTCTCCAATCCGATTTTCAATACGTAAGTAGCCCATGACAACGATACCAACTCCCACAATAATTTGCCCAAGCCACTTAAGGTTAAGACTAATCCGCATATTATCGTCAAGTTTAGTGACACCATAACTTCTGTACGTTTTTTCATCACTCATACCTCATAACCAACCACTGACCATCCACTATCACAACTTCCAAGTAAAACCAACCCGCCAAGCACTATAACTAAAAAAGCTATTATCGTTAAGTAATCTTTCAAATCCTCATTCACCAGACCATTCATCCTTTTTCATTTCAGCTAAACATTCACTGTGAGATAAAGCAGTAATGCCACTAACTCCCTTGACTTGGTCTAGAGTTCCATCAGCGATGGATAACTCATATTTAACAAGAACCTTTGTATTGTCTTTATTCCATCTTGGTGCGCCTAATTTGCCTTGTTTAAATGCACATTCTTGCCAACTTGGGTTTTGTAATGTGGTTTTATCTACTACAGATTCTGTATACGTATACTCTTCATCTTTTTTAGGCACAGAATGAGGCTCTGACATGAGTTTTTCTAATAACTCTGCCTTGGTATCGCTTGAAGAATAATCTACGTCACAATCGTCCATATAAGCCTTTATCTCTGCTTTTGTGTTATCACTTGAAGGATAATAATCATATTTGTCTACAGATCGTGTAGCAGTCTTCTCTACATCTTTATAAGTGTACTCATTCCAAGACAATCTATCCGCAGTTTTTAGTTTGCTTGGTAGCTTACCCTCATACACTGCTTTAGTTAATATTAAATATGTATTAGTCATTTTTATGCTTTCCTTTGGAATATTTAAAGTTTTTACTTATTTCATCACTCGTTAAAATTCGATTGTAAATCATTATTTCATCCATCATACCATTCCATTTTGTACTATTATTTTCTTTTGAGCCTATAATTAAATCAAAACCATCGTCAGATGTGTATGTTCCTGTAGATGTGTTATCTACATTTGGTGAAGTAATTTGACTTAATACTCCTGCTTCATTGCTTGAGTACCAAGTTGCTGAACCTCCTGCTATGCTTGTCCAAGTAATTGCCCAATAAGACCAAATATCTGGTGTTAAATATGCATTTTTTTGCCACACATAATTATCACCACTAAAAACACCAACTAATCTAATGTGCCACTTACCGCCACTAAATGAATCGCATTTAATTTGCCATCCTTGATTACCATTACCAGACTTGTGCATAATTCCCATATTTCCTGTTGAACCTTCTGGTTTTAACCACATTTCAACTGTAGCACCAGTTTGCCAAATATCTGTTAATGATGTTGGACTGCCTAAATTGAGATATTCACTAACACCGTTTAACCTTAACACATTGCTACTTGGATTTGTTAACGGAAATCCTAATCCATCTTTGTTAGAGGTTAATCCCTCACGAATTGTAATTGAGTCTGGTGTACCCGCAACTGTGCCTGTATTGCCTGTGTTAAGTGTAGGGTTACCATTTACAGTACCATGATTAGTACCAACTAAATCTTTTATTGCGTTAGCATCTGTACTTGCAGTATCAAGTTTCCAATAGCTAATTAAGTCTGTGTTATAAGAATTTATTAAATTGCCATTAACTCCTGTAGCATAGATACCAGATGCAGATGATGTTTTATCACCGCTCCAAACTGCAAATTGAGAGATACTACCCGCTTTATTTCCTATAACAAGCGTGTTAGATGTTCCTACAGAAGAGCTACCATTTCCTGAACCCATTGATAAAGCAACTCCATTTGCATATACTTTAGAGCTTCCAATAGTGTTATCTATATATACTAATATATGATGCCATACACCATTGTTATATACTCCTGTAGAGTTACCACTTGCTCCTGCATAAACATAATTAGAATCAGCTTGAGTACCGATTCTAAATTGATATGCATAGTCTTGATAAAACCTTGCTCGATAAGTAGAATCTTGTTTTAGTGCAAATATCCAATTATTAATTCCTGTATTTGTAGTATTCCACCAAAAAGAATATGTCTGTCCTACTGTATTAGACGACAAACTTGCTT